ATGGTAGGGCGTTGGCTCATGTGCAAGAGATACTGGACAAAAGAAATCAGTAAAGTTTGTATTATGATGTGACTGTTTTCTATGGAATGTGACTTAAAACAGAGTTACTATATAGGATGAACAAGCAACCAAAAGCACTCGCCTATTCAGGTGGGTGCTTTTTTGCGTTCACAAGCACCAGCGGACAATCCTTTTGGGACGGGGGGATGTCCGTCAAATACCGAACTCCTACGGGGCGGTGGCACTCGGCTGCCGCCAATGGTGCTTTCTACAAGGAGCATGAAGATGAAGACGATACGATGTGACTTGCAAGACACCGGGACTATCGAGATACATCCTATGGCAGACTTGCACTTAGGTGATTCGATGTCCGATGCAAAGTTAATAATGGAGCGGATCGAGCATATCAAGAACACACCCAATGCCTACTGCATTCTTGACGGCGATCTGATGGACACAGCGATTGCTTCAAGCGTGGGAGATACATACGGGTCTAACCTTCAGCCTATGGAGCAGTTAAATCTGTGCGTGAAAATCTTTGAGCCTATCAAAGACAAGATTCTCGCCGTTCTTCCCGGAAACCATGAGAACAGAGTATACAAGACAGACGGCATAGATATCACAGAAATCATGTGCGCTCAGTTGGGGATTCCGCAGAGGTATTCTCCCACTACTGCATTGCTGTTCGTCCGGCTTGGTCATCAGCCGTCCAGACATAACAACAGGCCGTATCTGTATACCATCTATGTGACCCACGGTTCTGGCGGTGGGCGAAGAGAGGGTGGCAAGGTCAATAGACTTGCAGACTTGGCTTCTATCGTGGATGCCGATATCTATGTCCACGCACATACCCATCTGCCGCTTGTGTTCAAAGAGTCCTATTTCAGAGTGAGTAGTGGGAACTCTTCTGTTGCTCTGGTGGACAAGCTGTTCGTCAATACGGCGGCAGCACTTAACTATGGCGGCTATGGCGATAAGGCAGGATTCAAGCCTGCAAGCAAGTGTTCTCCTGTCATCTATCTGGATGGGAAGGAACACAAGATGTGGGCGCAGCTATAAAAGAGAAAGGGGGGAGTGAGTATGCTGACCGCAAAGCAGGAACAGTTCGTACAGAACATCATACAGGGAATGAGCCAAGCGGATGCGTACCGCTCTGCCTATCCCAACCAAAAGATGGCTGACAAGACGATACATGAAGCGGCAAGCCGTTTAATGGCGAATAACAAGGTCTTAGCAAGACTTTCTGAGTTGAGAGGACAACTTACTAAGGAAACGATAATGTCTGCTCAGAAACGCTTAGAATGGCTTACAGAGGTCATCAGCGGAGAGAATGACATCAATGCGAAACTCAAGGCCGTGGACATTATGAACAAGATGCAAGGCGAGTATGTGACAAAGGTTGAAGGAAGCCTGAATGTCACAAAGTTAGAGGACTTGCTATGACATACACAGCGGATTATCTGATAGACAAGCGCAAAGCGAAGTGGGAAGAACTGCACAGCATTGAGTATGACAAGAAGCTGAGAGAAGCGATTGCCAATGAGATGCTGACGAACAAGGCACTTCGGGAAGAGGTCAGAAACAACCCGGAGAAGCTGATTGAGTTGGTCTTCATCGTGGTTGACAAGAACCAGAAGACGATGCCCTTCTTCCTCAACGATGTGCAGCATGACTTCATAGACACGCTGAACAAGGCGATTGAGGACTATGAAGCCGGGATCATCAATGACATCTCCCTGCTTGTCCTGAAAGGCCGTCAGCAAGGCTTCACAACGCTTGTCACGGCATATCAGCTTTCATGCAGTATTCTGAATCGGAACTTCCAAGGCTTCACTCTGGCCGACAAGAGCGACAACAGCGAAGCTATCTTCCAGAACAAGGCGAAGTTCCCCTACTCGCAGTTGCCGGAATTGCTGAAGCCTACAGAGAAGTACAACAACCGCAAACAGCTTTTGTTTGAGAAGATTAACTCAAGCTGGGCGGTGGACACGGCCACAAAGGATGTAGGCCGCTCTCGCACGGTGAACTTCTTCCACGGCTCTGAGTGTGCTTTCTGGAAGGACGGCATTGCTCCCATCCAAGGTGCATTGGGTGAAGCATTCACGAAGAACTGCATCAAGATATATGAGAGTACCGCAAACGGCTACAACGACTATCAGAAGATGTGGAACAGCGGTGTGCATATCAACTGCTTCTATGAGTGGTGGCGCACCAAGGAATACAGAATCAGTTTCCGCAACGATGAGATGCGAGAAGAGTTCCTGAAGAACATCTACACCAAGAAGGGCTGGATTTGGGAACGCCTGCGGTGGCTGAGTGACGAGAAGAATCTGGATGCAGAACAGCTTTACTGGTACTGGAACAAATACGACAAGTATCTGGACAAGGACTTGATAAAGCAGGAGTATCCATGCACACCGCAAGAAGCGTTCCTGCTGTCCGGCAAGAATGTGTTCGATACCGCCATCATCCTTGAGCGGCTTGAGCATCTGGCCAAGCCCATCAAGACAGGCTACTTCACCTACGACTATGACGGTCTGCGGATTACCAACATCAAGTGGGTGAACGACAAGAGCGGCTACATCAAGCTGTATCAGTTGCCGACACAGAATGCCTTTACCGAGTTTGCCATTGGCGGCGATACTGCCGGAGAGGGCAGCGACTACTTTGTGGGCGATGTGCTGGATGCCAAGACAGGCGTTCAGGTGGCAAAGCTACGGCATCAGTTCGACCCAGACCAGTACACCAGACAGATGTATTGCTTGGGCAAGTATTACCGGGATGCGCTCATTGGCATCGAAGCGAACTTCGACAGCTATCCCATTAGGGAATTGCAAAGGCTTGGCTATCCGAAGCAGTATGTGCGAGAAGCGCAGGACACCTACACCGGGAAGACGGAAAAGCGGTTTGGCTTCAAGACAACGAGTTTGACCCGCCCAACCATCATTTCCCGGCTCATAGAGGTCGTGAGAGAGCATTGCGACACCATCAACGACAAAGATACCTTGGAAGAGTTGCTGACGATTGTACGCAACGAGAAGGGGCGTATTGAAGCCCCAGAGGGTGGCCACGATGACCAACTCATGAGCCTTGCGATAGCCCACGAAATCAGAGAGCAGGTCGTATTCTTGAATGAACCGATAATTGTGAACCCCCAGCATCACTTCAACATCGAGCGCAGGATGGAAACGCAATACGATTTTGGAGAGGATATCACCGTAATTTAGTGTTGTTGTGACAATGCTATTCTGGTATAATATGGATGGGGATAGGGTCGCTCCCGACAAGTGCCAAAGTCCACGGCATTTCCCCACTCACAATGTGGACACACCGAAAGGACAAAGGTGACATATGGAAGTTTGGAAGGATATTCCCGGCTATGAGGGTAAATACCAGATTAGCAACGAGGGAAGAGTGAAGAGCCTACCGAGGAATGAGAAGTTCTGCAAACGACCAGAGGAAATCATACTCAAGACATTTGTTTGCGGTAGTGGGTATCAAGAGATTATCCTGCACAAGAACAAGAAACGAAAGCCGAAGCTGATCCACAGAATGGTAGCTGAAGCGTTTGTCCCCAATCCAAAAGGCAGAGAAGAGGTCAACCACAAGGACGGGGATAAGTTCAACAACCACTACACGAACTTGGAATGGGTAACACCAAGAGAAAACATAAGACACTCCTATGATGTTCTGACTCATAAGACGAACGGCAAGAAGGTTGAGTGTGTAGAAACGGGCGAAGCCTTTGACAGCCTAAAAGATGCGGCTGTCAAGTATGGCCTACAGTTGCCACTCATCTGGAAGTGCTGCAACGGAAAACAGAAAACAACTGGTGGATACCATTGGAGATACAAGGAAGCCGAATAAGGCTTCCTTTTTTCATGCAGAAAAAGGGGGAGAAACATGGAAGCGTTGCTGTTGTTGGTCATGGGGCTGTTGTTAGTCATGGGGCTGACAAACATTGCTTGCTTTATGATTGGCGCAAAGGTTGGGCAGGCGGTCAGCAAGGGCGAGGAAGTCAAGCTGCCGACCATCAATCCTTTGGAAGCCTACAGAGAGCATGAAGCAAAGAAGGAAGCGCAGATGGAGCAGGACAAGATTGACACCATCATGCGGAACATTGAGTCGTATGATGGCACAGGGCGTGGGCAGGAAGATGTGGGGTGATATAAGACATGGATATGAGAGAGATTCAGGAGTCCCCTATCTGGACTCTGTATGAAAAAGGCCGGAACTACCACAGGCGAACGGGCATCTATGTGGACACCGATAGAAACTATCGAATGTATAACGGCAACCAATGGGAACACGCCAAGCTGGGCGATGTAGAACCCGTGCAGAAGAACTTCATCAAGCCTATCGTGAAGTACAAGGTGTCGGTCATCCACGACAATCTGTACGCCATCAACTACTCTTCGCAGAACTTCGAGAACATGGAGTTCCAGAAGGAGAGCGGCAGATACTGTGATATGCTCAACCGCTATGCGGCGAGAGTGTGGGAGAAGGACAAGCTGGACTTCAAGGGCAGACGATTGACCAAGGATGCAGCCATCAATGACGAGGGCATCATGTATGTCAACTTCGATGAAGAGAAGATGATGCCCGTCAATGAGATCGTCAAGAAGAACGACATCTACTACGGCAATGAGAATGACGATGACATCCAGAGTCAGCCGTACATCCTCATTCGCAAGCGTATGCCGATGGTCAATGCCATTGAACTGGCCAAGGGC